CGGCTGGATTATGGACGCATGACGAACAAATCCTGTATTTTATGCCCGAGTGGTGGAATGGCAGACACAGCGGACTTACGTAGGCCCAGTGGCTTGTTGGAGAGCAGCACTCCTTCCTACGACCAAAATCCGCTGGTAGCGATACCGTGCCGGTTCAAGTCCGGCCTCGGGCACTTTCCATTAGGTGGAGCTTGGAACCTACCGCCTTTTGGCTGTGATGTACGAGACACCTAATTAGGTGTCTCTATTTTAATATAGGAGGAAATACGAATGAAATTAAAAGTATTAGTTTTCTTTATCATACTATTACTGGTGTTATTCTATCCTTCTGTTGCATATTAAGGGGAGTGATCCTTATGGATATTATTATATCTGCATTATTTACCACTAATTATGGTATTATATTTCTTGGCTGTATGTTATTTATTGCTTTAATGATTGAATTTTTTAATCATAAACCCCGAACTTAATATTTGACTTATTATAAAATTTTTAGTATAATAATTATGTTGAAAGGGAAAATTGTCCTTTACAGTTTGGCGCCATCCCAGTTAGGACATTAAACTTAACTGTTGTAAGACCGCCGCCCGGCTTAGGGGATGTAAAATATACTAAGCAATATGCCTCTATCGTACAATGGTAGTACTATTGCCTTGTAAGCAATGTATGGCGGTCCGAATCCGTCTGGAGGCTCTATACCAACGGACAAGGCTTAGGCGCATGACGGCTTCCTTCCATAATGAGATAGTGCATTATGGGCCGAACAGGGCGGTGGGACGCGAGTGGTTGGTAATTATATGGAACTTATCTATCCGGAGTTCCTGCGGTTCAAGGATAGGGTTTGCGGCACCTTAGACCGCGTAATATGGGTAGCATTAAGGTCGCTCCTTAATGAGATTAAGATGCTCCTGTCATCGGCCATAATAATTATCTCACAGGAGGAGAATAATATGTTATTTGAAACTAACAAAGATAAAGGACGCGCGGGAATGGCGCTCGGTATAGCTTGGTTTGGAGCCAATGGATATACTGTAAACGTTCCGCTAAATGATACTCAATGGTATGACTTTATTGTTGAAAAAGATGGAATGTTCCAAACTGTTCAATGTAAGGCTACCGGAAGTAAAGATGGTCGTATTGATTTTCGTTGTACTGGCGGTACAGATGGAGGAATGTATGACCATGCTTTACAACATCCTGTTGATTGGATATTTTGCCTAAATCAAGATGGTAAAATGTTCGTAATTCCTGTAGAAGATATGCGTAAAGCGGGAGTCGGTAATGGAATAACATTACGTACTGAGTCGCCATCCGCGTTAGCTACTCGAATTAAATTTGATACTTCAAAATATCTTGTCACTCTTTGAGTGACATTTATGCCAGAGTATAGGGAATCAGCAAACCCACCGCACTGTAAATGCGGCGCTCTTAAGCACAGTTGGGGCGGCACCAACCTCTGGCACCATTCTCTTTAAGAAGTCCGTGTATCGGAGTAAGGATAAGCAATCACTTCTTAAAGATATTACGCCTAGACCAAGGCCGTATAAGAGAGAACAAGGAACCCAGTTCTCATGGTCATTTATCTCTCGCTCGTATAAGGGAAAGTACAAAAGATTACGGATCTTTAAATCAGCGTTCGAATCGTTGGCGAGAGATGTTGCTTGTTTATAGGGACAAGCAGGGTGGAGTCATGACCACCATTCCTATACGGAGATTTTGGCACCATTTATACGTTAGTCAAAATGGTGCACGTGCCGCGGTAGTTCAGCTGATAGAACGAGTGATTAGTAATCACTAGGTCGAGGGTTTGAGTCCCTCTCGCGGCTCCATACGGGGCTGAAATAGTATCGACAGGTATATGAAGTATTAGGGACACGGATAGGCGGTGCGCCTTAAGCAGCAACCAACAAGAAATGACGAATATGAATACGCATTAGTTGCCTAATTAAAGCAACTGCTTAAACGATACTCCTGCTAATCGGTAAGTATCTGCGGCTCAGAGATAGATTAGTATAAACTCATTTTTCTTTTTTCTTATTAGTTTGATGGAACTCTAAACCATCTATCGTGTAAGTATTCCTTAATATGAATTATAGGCTGGACACGATGGGCAGTACATCGTCAGCTCCACCATATGTGTCAGTATCCAAGTAGGTAAGGAACCAGCGCTTACAGCTGGTATCATCAGGCTAGCGATGATATTGAAAGTGCAATTCTTATCCTGGCACGCCAAATTATTGGGACTGTAGGCTTAGAGGCAGCCATCAGCTAAAGAGTTCTTAAATCTCCTTTGGTGCTAAATGTATCATGGGCTTACGATTATCCGCCCCATGAATACGATGTGCCGAGGATAATAGATGAAAGATTTAGCGTAATAGCACACCCAATTTACGCCCGATTAGCTCAGTTGGCTAGAGCATCCGGCTTACATCCGGAAGGTCGGCAGTTCAAATCTGTCATCGGGTACATATCCGCCGAGGGGCGCCATTCAGTTTGATCAACCGGTGAAAACGTAAAGCCGAGGGCGGTAAAATTAAGTTGAGCCCCTGCGTGTCCTTGGAATGGCTGGGAGCGCAATATGCCACTGTCGTATAAGCGGTCTGTACACTGCTCTGAAACAGCAGAGGATGTTAGTTCAACTCTAACCGGTGGCACCAACTTCCCAACATACTGTCATGCGTGGGTGAAATAAGATGAGACAGGCGTTTCACGATGTCGGCATAAATCGTATATTTGACTTTTAGTATAAATTATATTATAATTTATATGTAAGAAGAAAGGAGTAATAAAATGATAGTATCGGCAGCAGTAAAAATTAAAGACTTGCGGCAAAATAAAGAAATTGTTATTCCTTGCCATCGTCATTGTGATGCATTTTATATTCTCAAACAGTTTGCTTATAAGAAAGATATTGATTATAAAGAAATTGCACAAGGGTTTCTTGATGAACATGATAAGTTCTATGATCGTATTGCCGCAAAGAAACACGCGCAAGAATTTAATCAGTTAAAAGAAAATACTCGTTGTCCAGAATTATTTTCGGAGGACTTATACTAATGAGAGATCCAAATCGTATTGATAAGCTTTGTAATGAACTTGCTAAATTATGGCATAAAGTATCGGATCTTCGTTTAGCTCAACTTATGTATACTCTGATGAATGCTTGGGAAGTAAGACGCGGTTCCAGTGCATTTTACGCAGAAGATGAAGAATTTCTTGCTTTTGCATTGGAATATTTGAATGAAATTACAGAATCCACCTGATATGGCTGTGACTACAAGGCGCGGAAAGGTGGCGGCAATCTCTAGCCCAAGTAAGTTGAAACGATATATACCCTTGGGATGAAAGCCAATATATAGTGCAGAGTGAGATATAACGTGAGTTTATATACATTAGTGTGTAGTCGGTCTCCCTGTGGCCCGTTACGTATATAGCTTTGGCACAGGGGAAGCTTCATCGGGCATTGGCACAATCGGTTAGCGCGCAGACCTGATAAGTCTGAGGTTTCTGGTTCGATTCCAGAATGCCCGACATAGGGGAATGGTGTAATGGCAGCATCCGAATCTCCAAAATTTGTGATCTAGGTTCGAATCCTAGTTCCCCTGCGGCCGTTGAGAACAAATGTGGCTTGGGTCAGAAATGCCGATGTGTCGTGTGCGGGCTAAGTTAAGCCGTTGCCGTTACGGGTTGGTCGTTAAACCCGATTCAGTCTAGGTTCAAGTCCTAGTCATTCTGCTACTTGTTGTTTCGCGAACAACCCAGTGGATGGATTTGACGCATCCCGTGTCACTACTGCGAGAGAATCACGCTTAGGCTTTGCATGCGCACCAAGATTCATGAAGGTGGCACATTATGGGGCCATAGTTTAATGGTAGAATATCTGCTTTGCACGCAGAAGATCGGGATTCGATTTCCCGCGGCTCCACAAGGGTACTGCTATCCTAGGAGAAAAACTCCAAGCGGCGGCAGAAGTGTCGATAGATGGGAGACGGAATTAGTAATTACTAAACACGATATTAGTAATGAGGTTGTCGTAATTAAATAAGGAACCACGTGGATTTACCATCAACTTTATTATAGGTTCCGAAATCTGGCGGTCGGATGTATGTCTGCAAAACATAATTAGTCAGTTCGACTCTGACCGGAACCTCAAATTTATAAAAGGAGTCATTATGAGAATCATTAAAGCTGCAAGAAAAACTGATGAATATATTACAACTTGTAATAATTGCGGTTCAATATTAGGTATAAAGCGTAATGATTTATCAAATAATACTAGGATAGATGATAATGAATGTGATGAATGGACTTATTATTGTGAGGTGTGCCAATGCTGTAATCATTTAAAAGGTTCACTCCACACACTATTTCCATGGATAATGGAGGATGAAAATGATAGGCAATTACAAAGTGATAACTCTATGCGGTTCAACTCGCTTTAAGGAGGACTTTGAGCGTGTCAACCGAGAGCTTACCCTTTTGGGTAATATTGTTATTAGCGTTGGCGCCTTTGGTCACGCTGGCGATACTTTCACTGAAGAACAAAAAATAATGCTTGACGATATCCATAAGAGAAAGATTGATATGGCTGATGCAATTTATGTAATTAATAAAGATGGATATATTGGCGCAAGCACTCGTAGCGAAATTCAATATGCACTTCGTTTAGGTAAACAAATCATCTATATGGAAGATGATTTATTATAAATTACTATAATGGAGTTGATGCCTATGAGAAATCGCGCAGAAAAACGTCATAACGATTGGACAAAAGCTATTCGTAAACGTAAAATTGTTGAAGAAGTGTATCAATGGCCCGAAGGATGGTATGATAATCTTCATCAATATTCTAAGAACAAAATATTTTGTTCATGTCCAACATGTCGTGGGTTAACTAAGCATGGCGAAAATAATATTTCTGATAGACGAAAACTTGAAAAAATGGAAGAACAAATGCTTGACAATGAATAAAATTTCTGATATAATTATATTAGAAAGAGGGAGATATGATATACATAAGAGGCAATTTGAATGAATTTGTTGCAAAAGATTAAGAAATAAAATCTCCTTTCTCGCGGCGAAAGCCGCATTTATCCGGATTTAGTTCAGCTCAGGAGAACGTCCGCTTCGGGAGCGGAAGGCCGCAGGAGCGAAGCCTGCAATCCGGACTTATAGGCCATTACAGCAATTATATATAAATGGATAAAAGAAATGTCTGCGAAACATAACTGAGAAGGTTCAAATCCTTCAACAATTAATGGCCTAGTATTTTGAATATTCGCGCTTCGGCGTAAATAGATTGCCGCGTTGGGAACCTTATGGTGGAAGAGCCCTATTTGAAAGAGGCCGAGTAGTATCCGCAACTCTTCCGCGGCGTTTTATTTTATGACACTATGGCGGAATGGTAACGCACCGACCTGCTAAGTCGAGGTTACTTGTAAAAGGGTATGCACGTTCGAGCCGTGCTAGTGTCGCTAATGCAGTGGCGGAATAGGTGTAGACGCTTCGGTGGTTAAGTCGTTATAGTGTAGTAACTATGTGACCCCATGACCGAATAGGCAAGAAAACGACATGTAAGGTGCAAATCCTTACCTGCATTTTATAGTCCCTTAGCGTAATGGTAGCGCAATGGACTTTGACTCCATATGTGATGGTCCGATTCCATCAGGGACTGCGAGTAGCTACTAGTCAGAAGCTATGAGGTCTAAGGCTCAACTAACCACTAGTAGTGTGAGAGTTGGTTCGCGCGTAAGAATCGGCTTGCGCGCAGCCACGTTCAAATGAAAGGAAATGTAAATGACTCCTAATGAAGTTGTATGGTATGCTAATCATAAATATGGCGAAATGGCTTATATGGTAGAAACTGATAATGCATACTTAATTTTTACTACAGAATCCCAATGGCGAATTTATAAAAAAGATAAAGAACGATTTGGTACTTATTGTTTATACCATATGAATCATGCTGAAGGTTCAGAACAGGGCTTTCATGTTCAATGTAAACTTCCTAATTGTTCTTGTCTAACCTATATCGCTGTTATGCACGATAAATGTAAACGAAAACAACTTCCACTTAAAGGAGACATGAATGAATATAATGACTTTCAAAATCAATGGCATCTATTTCGTCTTGGGCGAGATATTGAATCAGATATCGCGGCTTGGGATTATATGATAAAGGACGTGATTAAATGCGACAATTAATAATCGCACGAAAGGACTTAAATATGAGTCCTGGAAAGTTAGCAGCACAAGTTGCCCATGCATCTTGGGCTTTTTTGTCTAATAAGATTCGCAACTGTACAAAAGATTCAACTTTTGATCCTAGAGAACAAAAGTATCTTTATCAGTTAAAGCTTGATAAGGATATTGCTGAAGAATGGTTTTGCGGTATTTTTACTAAAACCATTTGTGAAGCAAAAAATAAGAATCAACTTCTAAAGGCTAAAGAAATCGCAGAAGAGCTTGGTATGGTTGAAGGCAAAGATTTCTTCTTAATTAAAGATGCATGTAATACTGAATTAACTCCAGAAGAAGTTGATGAAAATGGAGTCGGCCGCACCTTAACGTGTATTGGCTTTAAACCCCTAGATGATGAAACTGCATGGAAAATTTCTAAAAAATTTCAATTGTATAAATGAGGTATAATATGATTTTACATGGAAGAGAAGTAAAAGTACAGGTAGACGATATAGAACCGTTTGTTAATGAAGTATGTAGTGGATTTAAAATTTTATGGCACGGTAATATTGGTTGGGGAGAGTATACTCTTTATAAAAAGGTTGGAAATAATGATGAGTGGTTTTGGGATGACGAACATATGGAAAATCCTAAAGGTGACAAAGCATTTTTAAAATTATTGCTTAATGATTTTGCTACTAAAATTGAGGTAAAATGATATGAAACTATATACTTCTTATTGGGCACAAGTTCGTAAATTTCCGCCTAATCTGATCGGACTCTCCACGTGTGTAGGAAACCCACGCTGGCGTCCGATGGGTAAGGATGCGCGCGGAGTAATTTGTGTAGATTGCCCTCCATTTAAACCTGGGCGCGAGTGCGAAGGCTTATGTAATGGTAGTTGCAATCCAAAACATCCGGAAAATTGTGCTTTTCTTAAAGCATATAAAGCGCAACTTGATAAACTAAATGTTATTCGTATTCAAAATAGTTTAGGTAAATTAGGAACTGAAATTGCACAAAATGAAAAGTTAAAAGATGTAAATTTTGCATTTTTAGTATATGAGACACCTGCAAATCCATGTAGTGAACGTAGCGCAATCCAACAATGGTTTCGTGAACATGATATACCTATCGAAGAATGGCAACCTTAATATTTGACTTTTTATAAAATTTAGAGTATAATTTTTATAGAAAGAGAGGAGGAGATGCTAATGGAATCTTGCGTAAACTATGATGAATATGATGCTTATATTCATGATTATAATTATCACACAGGTTCTCCGTTAAAAAATAACATTAGCTCTCAGTGGACTAATCTGCTTAATTCATACGCTTTTATGCAACAGAATAAGAAAGAGGATGTTAAAGATGAAAAAATACAGCATGAAATCTCATAAGCGTAAGAATCATCAGCGTTGGTTTAATAAGTATTGTCACTATGTAAATAAATGTATTGAGAATGATGACCTTTGGCTTGGACGTTTTTGTATTAAGCAAGTGCGTACTGAAATGTTTTGGTTTGATGATGGTAGTGGCGGTATAATGATGGCAGAAATTCTTATGATTGATAAGAAAACTAATATTGCTAAAACTGCTTGGTATGATGGTCTTGATATGGAATGGAAGTTTTGGCGCGATTTTAACAACTTTATAATTGATGATTGTAAAGTTTGGGAAGAAGTGCCAGATGTACGTATAAACCGCATTGACTATCGGAAGGAGAAAAAATAATGTTTTATAGATATACTGTTGGTTGGTATGATTCATATGCAGATGAAGAGAAGCATAGCGAAGGTATTGTTTTCGCACGTGATTGGAATCAGGCAGCAGATCATGTAGTTGAAAGTTATGGCCCTGATAATGTGTTTGATTTATATCTAAAGGAATTGTCCGCAGAAGATCAAGATTATTGTCTTTCTAAGGAAGATATTGATTGCGCTTTCAAGGAAGATTGATAATATATACCGCTCGATGGGTGCAGGCGGTATAAAAATATGTAACCATCGCTCGTAAGTAGGGGATTGGAAGTGTAAATCCAGCTATACGAGATGAGTCCTGAAGTCTATGACTCTGATAGACTATGCGTGAATGGGGAACTGACCAAGTATCCAAAAAGGTAAAGTAACAGACTAAGTGGTTTAGTCGACCTATTCTTGTAAGCCCGTTTGGAGGCGCAACAACCCTAAAAAGAGTCTGAAACGCTAGGCAAGTCTGAAAGAAGTGGAGGTACCAGTCACTCCATAGCGCACAATAACGACTGTGTTCATAGAAGCGAGGCGGCAGCTTCAGAAAAATGCCACCGATAGGCGCTAGTGGGATAATGTGAGCAGACGCACAAAAGTCACCCCTTTAAGACTAGCAAAGATTTACTTCGGGATGGTAGTTTCTACCATCCCATTTTTTTATTTGACTTTTTTTCAATTTTATAGTATAATTTTTATGTAAAGGAGATGATTATTAGATGAAATGCGAACGTAAACCAGAGTTTGTAGATGCCATTAGGTGGGATGGTATCAATATTGAAAAAGTAAAAGAATTTGTACCAAATATTACTTATGCGCGTATGTTTGAAGATGATAATCATTTATTTCTAATGAACGAAAAAAATCAGATCTATACTGCTCAAATTGGTGATTATATAGTATATGATGGAGAACATACTTATACTATGGAGAAAAAACCATTTGAACAAGAATATATAATTTATGAAAATTATTGAGGTGATATTATGCCGATTTTATATATTCTTTGCGGGCCGAGCGGATGTGGTAAAACCACCTGGGCTACGAATTTTATGAAGGAACATGATGATGATGATATTCGTTATGTATCCCGAGATGAAATTCGTTTTCAATTAGTAAAGCCCGATGAAGATTATTTTTCGCACGAGAAGGAAGTCTTTCGGCGCTTTGCAAATACTATTCGGCATACTCTTGTTGATGGTTTTGATTGCATTGCAGACGCCACTCATTTGAATGAATTTTCGCGCCGAAAATTAACGCAAGCAATTGATATGTACTTTAAAGACTATGAAATCATTTATGTTAGTTTTAATATAAATGTAGATACCTGTATTAAACATAATGCTAATCGTGAAGGTAGGGCTAATGTTTCCGAAACTATAATTCGTAATATGTGCCGTGATTTTAGAGCTCCCTCCATTGAGGAAGATGAACGTGCGAAAGGAGTAATTGAAGTATGAACGAGATTTTCTTCGTTAGCGATACCCACTTTGGGCACTGTCCTGAATTCATTTGGAAACCTAGAGGTTTTTCTTCTGTAGAAGAAATGGATGAAGCTATTATAGAAAACTGGAATAAAGTAGTAAAACAAGAAGATGTAGTATATCATCTTGGAGATACAATGCTTAATGATAATGCACATGGACTTGAGTGCTTTAAGCGACTAAATGGGCGGATTTTTCTTACCTATGGGAACCACGATACTGATGCTAGAAAAGATCTACTTTTCACTGAACTTCAGGGTAAAATGCTCGGCGGCTGGTATGCTTGGCTTATTAAATATAATAAACTTTCTATTTACATGAGTCATTATCCAACACTAACCTCTAATTATGATGAAAAACACTTTAGCCAACACGTACTTTCTTTGCATGGACACACGCATCAGAAAACTAACTGGCTTGATCCAAAAAATCCCTTTCTCTATCACGTTGGCCTAGATTCTCACAATAATACTCCTGTCCATATTGACGAAATAATCACAGACATTCGCCAACGTTGGGAAGAAATTGGGCGTCTACCGATACCGGTTCAGCCGCAAGATACTTATCCATATACTTCTATTATTTGACTTTTTTTAAATCCATGATATAATAATTATGTTAGAAGATGAAAAGTGCTTAATTGGTTCACCATGCAAGCATTGTGAACCTTCAGTATGCACATTTTATAAACACTCTTACAGTCGTGCCAACGACCAAGATGAAAAGGAGAATAAAAATGAACGAACTACTAAAGAATCTAAAGGAACGTGAAAATATAACTTATACTGCTAATGGCGCGAAAGCCTATCATTCTACTATGTCTAAGGTATATGATCTTTTCGCGCAGGGCGGAGCTATGCGTGGCGCATCCAATAGCGATTGTGCTACTTTATTCGCGGCCGCATACAAGGAAGACCCTTCCTTGGCCCTAAAGTGCCTATTCTGGCTCCGTGACATTCGTGGTGGCCAAGGTGAAAGGCGTTTTTTCCGTGTTTGCCTACAGTGGCTTGCAATAAATCACAAAGATGAGGTATGCCATCTAATTCCACTTGTGTCTGAATATGGACGTTATGATGACCTATTTGAGCTATTTAATACTCCATGCGAACCTGAAATGCTTGGATATATTAAATACGTGATTGATAAGAATGAAGATCATCTGGTATATAAGTGGATGCCTTCTATCAATACGTCTTCTAAGAATACTCGGGCCCGCGGACGTAAGATTGCTCATGAGTTTGGAATGACTGAACGTGAGTATCGTAAGATGCTTTCTGAAGGACGTAAAGCTTGCAATCTTGTTGAGACCCTAATGAGCCAGAATCGTTGGGATGAAATTGCTTTTAATAAGCTTCCTTCTCGGGCTGGTATTCTATATTCAAAGGCATTTGCACGCAGAGAAGAAACTAAAGAACGCTACGCTGCATTTATGTCTTCTGATAAGACTAAAGTAAATGCTGGCACTCTATACCCTTATGACGTAGTAAAGAAAGCGCGTGAAGTCATGGGTAATTATTATGGTTGGTATAGCTCTAGACCCAATGTTTCTCTAAATGATACTAATCGTCTTGCTGCGAATAAATATTGGGATAATTTAACTGATTATTTCAATGGTGCTACTCTAAATGCTCTATGCGTCTGTGATACTAGTGGCAGTATGCTAAGTGGTTATTATAGCAATATAGCTCCTATTGATGTAGCTATTTCTCTATCTTTGTATACTGCTGAACGTGCCAAAGGTCCATTCCATAATCATTTTATTAGCTTTAGCTCGCGGCCGCAACTTATTGAAGTTGAAGGTGCAGATTTCTGTGATAAGGTATATCGTATTTATCGTAGGAATCTATGTGAAAATACTAATATTGAAGCGACTTTTGATCTAATTCTACAAACTGCAATTAATAATCATCTTTCTCAGGATGATCTACCAGAAACTCTAATTGTAATAAGTGATATGCAGTTTGACGCCGCTCGTGGATATAATAGTTGGCATAGTATTAATGATAATGCCATTACTCTCATGGAACGTATTGAGCAAAAGTGGAATATGAAGGGATACAAGATGCCTAAACTTATTTTCTGGAATGTTAATGCATCTGGCGACGGAAATATTCCAATGAAGGATAAAGATGGTATCACATTTGTAAGTGGCGCATCTCCTTCAATCTTTACTCAAATTATGACGGGAAAAACAGGCATTAATCTTATGCTTGAAGCGCTCCTAAGCGACCGCTACAAGCCCGTATATTCTATTACCGTATAACTTTCCCTCTCTTTTCTTTAAGTCAAGCAACTTATTGCTTGACTTTTTTCTTAATTTATTATATAATATTTTTGTAAAGGAGGTAAGAATATGGAAATTATGCAAGCGATTAAAATGCATCATGACTTTATCAAAGAGCGAAATTATGAAGTAGTTATGACCATGTTAATCGGGTCTCAAAATTATGAATTAAGTAATGAAACTAGCGATTATGATACATTTACTTTTATTCTTCCTTCTGAACGTGATTTATATTTGGGACGCGAACCTGTGAGTGGAGAGGTTGAAGTAGCAGATGGAAAATGTATGTATAAAGATATTCGTCTTGCTCTAAACCTGCTTAAAAAAACTTCTCCCAATAGTATTGAATGTTTTGCTAGTAAGTATTGTTATTATGAGCCAACATATGCTAGTATTTTAACAAAATATCTAGATAATGAAAGTGTATTAAATAAAATGCTTCATTGCAATTATGGGCATATGTTATATGCTATCGCAGGAATGGCACATCAACTTACTAAGCGTAATATGCCCGCGGGAAAACGTTATTCGCATGCACTGCGGCTTTATAGTATGAAAGATAATTTTTTAAACTTTACAGATACTTCTCAACTACTTAAATTATTGTTGCGCGATTATCAAGAAGCACTCCATGCTAAACGTGATAATATAGAATCACACGATGCGTATTATAATGATGGATGTAAAAACTTAGCTGATATTTTAGACAAATGTCGGGATGATTTTATAAAAACTCCAATTCAGCAAGCAATTGAAGTAGAAGGTCTTAGACTTATTGAAGAAATGCAACAGGAATTGATGCATTATTATATTAAATATATTTTATAAGGAGAAATTATGGAACTAAAGATTCATGCAGGACAACGTGTTCTGTATAAGCATGAAGGACAATGGAACGTTGGAAAATTGACAAATCAAATGCCGCCAGAACTTACAGAAAAAGGACTATTTGTATTTGTTATTCCCAAGGACTATATGGACGCTGAAGAGGTACCATATTTACACAACGTGGAAATCAATGATTTGTTCCTTGAAGCGATTCCAGTAGAAGATTGGATGTCACAGTATGGATATTTGATGCCAAAAGAAAAATATATTGAATTTATTCAAAGAGAAGATTTTGATAAAAACATCGAGCACGCATATGTATCAGATGGAGAATAATACTATTATAATGTAAATAAGTATAGCGAGCAATGGCTCCGTAAACAACCTTTTGATTATATAGTGAGGGGAGAATGAAACCGAAATTAACATGGCATAATATCCTAGGTCATTGGAAAACAATTCGTACTCATAGAAAATGGGTCAGGTATTATTGCAATCTCGCAGGTATTCGTTGGCGCGGATTGAAACATGATTTGTCAAAATATTCGCCTATTGAATTTTTCGAATCCGCCCGTTACTGGACTGGAACTGGTTCTCCAATAAATGAAGCCAAAAAACAGCAGGGCTATTCTCGTGCGTGGCTTCATCATCGCGGCCGCAATTCTCATCATTGGGCTTATTGGGCAGATAATTTTAGCGAAGGTTTTATAGTCTATCCAATGCCTTGCAATGATTTTGTAGAGTTAGTATGTGACTTTCTTGCGGCTGGTAGAGCATATAGCGGTGATATGTTTTCATATAGCAATGAACGTGTATGGTGGCTTCATGAACGGGAACATGGCTCTCGCGCAATGAATGAGAAAAATAAGAAAATGCTTGATATTATTTTTTCTGATTTGGAGTTTGCGGATAATCATATGCTGAGTGGTTGCCCTACTGGGCTATTAACTATGACTCCAGAAACCCTAATTAAAACTGGTTATATTCAAGAGGTTTGGAGGGTTAATAAATGACTTGGCATACTCTTTCTCATTCATATAAAGATATTATTTTATATTTATCAAAATTAGTTACTAGCGGTGCGGATAAAGTTAATGATATGAGAGTCATCTATACAATAGATGACTCAAATATCACATACATGCTTTCTGTATTTGATTTTATTGACTTGGATCCTAAAGAAGATGCAGTAAAATTTATTTCTCTATGTCAAATGGTAAAAAATTAACCATTTGACTTTTTTTAAAAATTATAGTATAATTTTTATACAGAAGGGAGAGATGAGTATGAAGTATTGGGCTTTAGATTATGTTAATGGTCAGGATGGCGAGTGTGAACTGGTTTATAACGATCAGTTGTATGCTACTGAAGAAGAGGCTTATGCCGCGCGAGAAGCTACTGGGCGTCCGGATCTCTTTGATGTGACCTGGTATACTCCGCTTGATCTTGATAATATTTATTGTCATCGTGTTACTATTCTTGACAATCTGAGTGTTTCTATCTAAGAAAGGAAAGAAGTATGGCAGTAGCAAAAACCTATGAAAAAATGGCGCTTGTAGGAGAACCTTTCCAAGAGAATGGAAAAATGTATGTAAATGTACAGGCACCTAAAGGTATCAAAAAGGTACGTTGGTATTCCGATGCTGAATATCGTCGGATGTATCCTAATGCTGTAATTGAAAACGACATTATGAATTTCGATGCTCGCCATGCTTTTGGTTTCGGACCTGAAGGATTTATTACTATTTATCAAGGACGTAATTTGGAGGATTGGGCAGATGCCGAGCATGACCATCTTCGTTTTAATTGTACTTTTGGCTATTATACTCCTGGAAGATTGGAACTCCCTAATTTAATTAATGGGATTACTCCTATTAAACTGACTTGGGAAGAAGTCGCGGCTGAAAGTAATAAAATGAAGCCGCATGAAGAAGTACAAAAATATGTTAATACCTTACTTAATCCTGCGGGCAATAGCCAGAGTCAGTATCAAGGAGCCGAAAATGAGTGGCTACAAAAAACAGTTACGGTTAGAGAAAAGAAAACAAAGGATAGCCGCTATGGCGATAAACATACGTATACTTTGGTTGATGCCGAAAATAATACTTATGTTTGGGAGACGGGCGCCAAAAATTATGCTCCTGATGCGACAGTTTCCCTTAAAATGAAAGTTAAAGAGCATAAAGAAATTAATGGTGAGAAAGTTACCGTTGTTTGGTATTGTAAAGAAATATGAAACTGTTAAATACTTATTATCGCGGTTTAATATGCCGCTGTCCTAATTGTTTTGCAATATTAGGATATGAGCCTGCGGATGTACATAAAAACTCATATGTAACTTGTCCGCAATGTAAATTTGAGATATTAACTAAAATGATGTTAGACTATGATGGAGTAATTAAAGAAAGCGAGGAAAAGAAAGATGAGACTGTGGTTTGAGAACCATCTTGGCATTCGGCGGCAGATTGCTGATTGTGATACTTGGAAAGATGTTTGCTATTGTATTAATGAATTTATTAAACAGGCTAATGAAAATAAGCCTGCAAATGCTCCGCGCTTTAAGAGTTACTATATGCGGACGTGGAAAGAAGATGGAATGACCAAGATTGATGTCGGCTCTCATACTGAATTTTTCTATTGGGAAGGAGATTGCCCGAATGAGTAATGAATATAAAGATTGGCTTTGGGATCGTGTTCAAGATGTAGTAATTGAGCGTGGTTTAGTAGATAAAATTACTCATGTTGAACCAGAGGATCCAGTTGAAAGCGCACCGCATCATATTTGGGGCCTTAAAAATGGTGAAAAAGTAAAATATTATGTTCACTATGATCCAGATATGGGATGGCTTTGTGAACACAGGGAGCTAGATAAATGAAAAAAATAATTTTATGCATTATTTTAGTCGGCATCTTATTTATGTTAACAAGTTGTAATAACAATGATACATTTGATTTGTCTGTCAAAACTGAACGTCATGCTATGATTATCATGCCAGATGGCTCACTTATTCAAGGTATTTGTACCAACTATATGCGTTATAGTGATAATTATATGTATGTTAAAGTTAATGGTATAGATTATTATCTGGATACATGGCGTATTGTAACTTGGGAAGAATAATTTTTGACAATTTTTAAATTTATGATATAATTATTATATAAGAGAGAAAGAAAGGATGACTTAAATGCTGAATAAGAATCAAGAGCGCGAACTGGCTTACGTAGTTCTAATTGATGGCATTGAACCCATTCCTGGCTATGACCGTGTAGAACATGCAATCGTTGGCGGCTGGCGTGTAATTGTACAGAAGGATCAGTTTAAAGTGGGTGATCCCGCTATTTATTTTGAAATTGATTCTCGTGTTCCTTCTGATAAGGAATGTTTTGCTTTTCTTGAGAAGCGGCATTATAAAGTAAAGACTTTGAAGATGTGTAAAACTCTCTCGCAGGGTTTGCTTATGCACGCTTCTGACTTTGGTTGGACTATTGGTAATGTTGAACCTGAAACTCCATATATTATGGATGATGAACACATACCTCATTATGTAAATGATGAATCTCGCTTCCTAACCAAGAAACTCGGTGTAACTTATGCCGATGATGAAGATAACCAGCGTAAAGCCGCACCTGTAGATAAATATAAGAAAATGGCTTCGCGCCATCAGAAACTCTTTAAGAAGCCTTTCATTCGCTGGATGATGCGTCATGGCTGGGGACGTAGATTGCTTTTCTTCTTCTTTGGTAAAAAGAAAGATAAGAAGAATGGCTGGCCTTCTTGGGTGCAAAAGACAGATGAAGAGCGTGTGCAGAATATGCCTTGGATACTGGAAGATTCCGGTGACTGGGTGGCTACCGAGAAGATTGATGGTACTAGCACTACTTTCACTATGAAGCGTGGGAAGTTTGGTAAAAAGAATTTCTATGTATGTTCTCGTAATGTTTGCTTCGGCGAAGAAGATAAACCTTGTTATTATGACACCAATGTATATTGGGAGATGGCAAAAAAATATCGTATGTTTGATGTATTAGTTGCGCTATTTCTTGCTCATCCAGAAGAAGAATGGATTACTATTCAGGGCGAAACTTATGGTGAAGGAATACAAAAGCGAGATTATTCTCTAAATGGCCATGATTTTGCTGCTTTTAATCTTATCTATTCTACTAAAGGGCGCGTCGGCACTCTTGATATGATTTACGAGCTTTCTCATTATGGAGTACCTTGTGTACCTGTACTTGAAGATTGCATGAAGATAAATCAGTTTGAAAATGTTGATGCTATTCTTGCATATGCAGATGGTAATTCTGTAAAAGACGATAAGCCTCGTGAGGGAATTGTATTCCGCTCTACTGATGGTGCCAAGTCTTTTAAGGCGGTGAGTAATAGCTTCTTGCTGAAATATCATGGATAAAAATGAAGTAATTAAATACCTTAAAATAGAACGTGAGTGCATTAGCCGTGATTGTGATCGCAATTGCGGCTATTGCGAGTTGGTTCAAGAGCAAAGAACATTATTGGATGCATACGATAATGCAATTTCACTATTAAGTATAAACCCAGAAGATATAGATGACAATACTAAATGGAATAAGGAGTGGATAAAATGAGCGAGTATACACAGTATCTACGGTGGCGGTATCGCCGCGACCTACTACGCGCACGCGGAGAGGAACTAAACAAAGGACTGATTGGTAAGCTGAATAGGAAAATTAGAAAGTATGAAAGTACCCATCCAGAACCCTGAGAGGAAATAAGTCCCATGCATGATATATTTTTCTTTACAGATATACACGGTAGTCGTCCTTTGTTTGATGCAATTATGAATTACTGTAAAGAGCAAGATCCAGAAGCTACAATCATTTTCGGTGGTGATGCATGCGATCGCGGCCTTGACGGATATAAAATTATGCATGAATTATTATCTAATCCGTATGTTATTTATCTTAAAGGTAATCATGAAGATTTATTCGTAAATGCCGCAAAAGAAATTAAAGAAAAAAATTTTAATTTCCAGAACGCAGATAAGATAAAAATTGAAACTATTCTTAGGTCTTGTCGTAATTTTGATTATAGATATATGAATATTCAAAACTCTTTAGGCAATGGCGGCCTTCCTACACTGACTGATTGGATTCTCGATGGAATGCCTATGGACTTTGTAGAAAAAATTGAAAATCTGCCTTTAACTTTCAGTACAGATACTTGCGATTTTTGCCATGCCGCAGGAGTATATACTACATTTAAAAAGGTAAATGATGCAGAATATTATAATAAACCAGTAGATCAAGATGAAGCAGAGCTTATTATGTGGACGCGTAGCGCGTTTAACTATGGGTGGGAGAAAGAACGTACTGCAATATTCGGACATACGCCTGTTCCCTATTTGGACTGTTACATGGATGTTCCGTGGGGCAAAATGCTCAATACAACTCCTTATAAATGGACTAGCGATTGGGATCCACGTTATACCGGCGCAAAAATTGATATGGACACAGGCGCGGTTTTTACTGGAGCTGCTTACGTTTTGAATGTACTTACAATGAAGGCGCAGGGATTTGAAGATATTGATGTCAATGCGGAAGAGAAAGTTCATCATGATGTGAAAAAAATTGATTGTGTTCAGATGTAATTTCAAGACTTATGTTTATGAGAGAAAGCTATCTTCTTTAGGAAGATAGCTTGTTTTTATTGGAGGTGAGTTAATGAGTTATCCAGGTTTTCCAGAAAATGTTTTAGAACCTTCAACGCCTTATGTATATTTTAATAGTTTATTATTATCAAAAGGCCCTGGTAGAACTATTTATAATAAGGTTAAACCTTATTTTTCAACTACAATAAATAATATAACTCATGATACCACTTCAATTAATACCGCTCTAGATTTTTTATATTAGATTATTTCAGTTGAGGCTGCGAAAGAAACAGCATTTATTAATTACTTTTCTAATCATTTTTAGGATCTTAAGGAGTTAAAAGTACCTACTTCTGGAGAAGATTGGTCTAATTTTATACAAACTATTTAGCAATCAATAGCTATAGGATCATAGAAATTAGAAAATTTACGAAATGAAAAATCACGCTTACAACGCAATGAAGAGTTAACTAGGAATAATAATCAAGAGTCTTATAAATATTTAAAAACAGCATAGGATTATACTAGTCAAGAAATAACTAGTTTATATAGTTTTATAAAAAATGGTAGCAATAATACTAATGGTGAAAAAATATTAAAATTAGTATTAGAAAAATTTGGTGATTCTTTATTTGAATTAAAAAATGGAGAATTAATATTTAATAAATCTACTTTATTAGCTTTAATAACTTCCATTCAATCCTTAGTTATGAAGCAATATACAGATATACAATTTGAAAATACAGAATTAGATATTGATAAAATTTAGAAAATTTTAGATGATCCTACTTTTACAAATAATGTAAATTCATTTTTAGATCGAATTAAAGCACTACCATTCTTAGGAGATGATTTGGCAAGATCGCTTGGTTTTGAAAAATATGATGATAAATTTTCAACAGAGCAATCATAGCAACTACATCATCTATCATAGCAATAGAAAATAATAAATAAATCTAAACAAAGCTTAACAAAGACTTTATAGTCTTATTTTAATCGTGGCTTTATTTCTGATAGTGCATTTAAAATAATTTCCAATGGTAATGCATATGCCGAAATTGAATCTATGCTTAATTTTGCTATGTCTAAAGGTTCAATTTATGCTAGTAATACTGGTGGTGCTGGAGCAAAACCAGATAATTTATTAGCTTATTTAACAATTGATTTATCATAGTTGGATTTATCTGATAAAGAAGTCATTGATGCACTTACAACTATACATGATCAAATGTTAGAATTAGATCACTCTTTAGAAAAAACTAATACAATGGAGTATTATAAAAAACAGTAGTAGAAATGGGATGAAACAGAAAAAATTATTAATGAATAGCTATTAATATTACAAAAAAAATATAAAGACCTATCTTAGTGTTTTATTATAGAAGATTCCACAAAAAATTATACTACTTTATATGCTTCATAGCATTTTGGTAAAATGAGTGCTGACTTTCATGGCGGCTCGTTAGGTCCTAATATTTCTGATCAAATGGAAAAAATTAATGCTATTTATCATGAAGGCGGCTTATCTGAATTAGATACTAAGTGGCTAATCGCGGTTGCTATTAATGCAGGACAAGGAATGATCGCGAGAGATTATAAACATTCATTAGAGCAATACTTAGCTACTTTTGCATGTATTTTATTATTTGATGATTAGATTAATATTGCAAAAGAAGCCTTCAGTAAATTAAAACAAAATACAAATAATATAGGATCTTCTGTACAAAAAATTCATTTATTTTCATTAAATGGAGGCTATTATCCGCTATCTTTTATTTTACAATTAACATATGATAAATTATAGAAAGCTTATAATGAGGCTGAAGCTATTGTAAATAGTGGTAGTGGAGCAGAGATCATTATAACCGGATTTGTTAAAGAACCAGAACCACCATATAGAGAAACAAAAATGGTTAAGTAGTGGTCTAGCACCGCAGCAGAAGCACTAAAAACTACAAAATTAAAAATTTCTTTTTTAACAAATTTTATGGGAGTGCTTAATGCATTATATCCCCAATAAAATATATAATTTTCTTCCCAAGGAGGTGATTCCAATGTCCAAGTTAGGCGACTTCTTCATGCATTTCAAAAATAAATATGATGAAGAGCAAAGACGTCTTCTACGAATGGATAAATTTCTTGATAAAGCCGAAGAAAACAATGACAAATTAAAAGATGTAGCAACAGCTGTAGATAATCTAAGCGGCCAAGTATCAGAAATTAAATCCAAAGTTGAAAATCTTTAGACTCATATGACTCATATTGATGGACGACTTGCAATTATTGGAGAAGGTACAAAAATGGAACTTTTTGATACATTATATAGTTGGAAGAAAATATTAGTAGATGAACGTGGCTGGGCCTCCGCCGCGGAAAAGAAGGAAGTCAAAGATATTTATGAAGTTTATCATGAGGGATTAAATGGTAACGGGCAAGGTAAGGTTTATTTTGAGTAGATTATGAACTTATCAGAAGTACCACCTATAAATAATTGACTTTTTATAAAAATTATATTATAATATAATTAAATAAAGGAGGACATTATATGATTCAAGAGAGAAGAAGCAAAGCGCAAATTGCACAACTTGAGATATATACAGACGGTTCTTGTAAAAAATTGGGAACTAAAGCAACTTTCGGCGGCTGGAGCTTCATCGCTCTTCGTGGTGGCGAACGTATTTATGAAGTTGCCGGTAGCGAATATGGGACCACAAATCAGCGTATGGAATTATTGGCGATACGCAATGCCTTAGAGTTCGCACAGAAAAACCGGCATCCTAATGAATCTGTAATAATTTATAGTGATTCTGCATATGCAATTAATTGCTATTTGCAAGAATGGTATACTAGATGGCAATGGAATGGTTGGGTTAACTCCAAAGGAGAAGATGTAGCTAATCAGGATCTTTGGATTGAAATTATTCCATACTTTGATAATTTCTGGTATCATTTTTCCAAAGTTAAAGGACATGAATATAATTATTGGAATAATGAATGCGACAGATTAGCACAAATAGCTTCTCAAACACTAAAAGATAATTTTAAAGGAGAAAATAATGAATAATAGTATTTATGAAGTAGAGCGTGATGAATACGTTGGTTTTATTGGCCAGTTAAATAAAAATATGATGGATGTTGAACAGTATTATGAACAAAATAATACTATTATTAAAATTAAAAGTAAAAATACTGGACTCCATTTATGCACGCGCATTATTCCAGATGACGATAAAGAATATTATTATATATTTAATATGCCAGCAGAAAATGAACGTATCGCACCAAAACCAGTAAGAAAAATTACACTTGACACTAAGGAAGAAGTTCAAGAGTTCTTTAATGCGCTAAGTCAACTTCAAAGGGAGGCACATAAGAATGACTGAAATTTATACAAATATTCGTGATGATGTAAAAAGGATTGGTGAGTTCGCTTGGAAAGTTGCCCTAGCATAGAACAATCCAATTGATGCGGCTAATTTCTTAAATAATGTCACGAATTATTATAAAAATTATTATACTGAAGAGGAAATAGAATTTCTCCGGTTCTATTTTAATATGCAAATGGAGATGATAAAATAATGGATAGAACAATCTTAATAAGTGGCAAAGCCGGCTCTGGTAAAGACACTTTGGCCCAATTTATGAAAGAAGAGTTAGAAAAGCATAAAAAAAGAGTTTTAATTATTAAGTATGGAGATGCGGTAAAATGGGTATTGCGCGATTATTTTAATTGGGATGGCAAAAAAGATATTGTTGGGCGTACATTATTACAATATATAGGTACTGATGTTGTAAGAGCGGTACATCCTAATTTTTGGACTGGTATTGTAGTCGGCTTACTTCAAGCGTTTGAGCCGCATGGTGATTTTGATATTGCTTTAGTCCCAGATGCACGTTTTCCCAATGAAGTAGATATTGCGCTTCAAAGCTTACAGAATTGTATTGTAATACGAGTAGAAAGAAAAAATAAGGATGGCAGCGAATGGATCAATCCAAATCTTACTGAAGATCAGCGCAAACATCCTAGCGAAACTTCATTAGATAACTATGCTTTTGATTATGTAGTGCATAATGATGAAGGTTTAGATACACTAAAGGAGAGCGCGGAAACTATATTAAAAGATTTAAAATTAATTTAAGGAGTAATTATGATAGATTATTTTACTAGTGAGCCTATGAAATATTTCGCGCCGCCTTCTACAATGAGTAGCAGTATGCGACGTATGAAACTAGAACAAATGATTGATAGCGGAAATTACCTATTCGGTCTTAAGACCGATGGAAACTGGTCCCGCGCTGTAATTACAAGAGAAAGAAATGCTCTACAAACGCGTGGCATTTCAACAGTTACAAAAACCTATGGAGAAATTCAAGATAAAGTAATGTTCTGGGATGATGTATGTAATGCTTTCACTTATGGAACAACTGTTATTCTTGGAGAAGTATATCTACCAGGCGCAATTGATAAGGACGTCGGATCAATTCTACGTTGCCTTACTCCTAAAGCACTCGCGCGGCAAAAAGATAATCCACTAAGATGGCGCATCTTTGATGTACTAGCGCTTGATGACAATGATTATATGAATCAGCCTTTTGAATATCGTATTGAACATATTCCAGAGGTAGTTGGCCGTATCAACTCTCCTCTTGTAGAGGGAGTAACTTACTATGAAATGGATAATACATTCTTTGATAAAATGGGCGAAATTTTCGCGCACGGTGGGGAAGGATCCGTTTGTTATAGAAAAGATTCTATTTATGTGCCAGGGAAACGCGGTCCTCATGCTTGGGATACGGTTAAAGTAAAACAAGAAATTTCATCTGAAATTGATGCTTTTATTACTGGAATAGTTCCAGGAGAAAAACTATATACTGGTAAAGATCTTGGAACTTGGCAGTTATGGGAGAACCAGCGCACGGGCGAAAAACTTGTAGGTTCTTACTTTGGAGAATATCGCACTGGAGGACCGTATATTCCAGTTACTAAAAATTATTTTAATAATTGGCCCGCGGCTATTCAGGTAAGCGTTTATGATAGAAATGGAAATGAAGTACCGTTATGCAAAGTATCGGGCTTAACAGAAGAATTTAAAACTGATTTGCGCGATAATCCTAATAGATGGATTGGATGTCCTGTAACTATTGGCGGCATGATGGTTTCATCTGCTAAAGCAGATTCTGAAGGAAATGGTATCTCTATTCGCCATCCGCTTCTAAAGCGAATCAGAGAGGGCGATTTACTTAAAGAAGATTGCACTTTAGCAAAAATATTTAATGAAGCGTGATTTTCGCGCTGAGGAGGTTCATATGGATTTAGACGAACTATTTAATACTATGCAGACTTATGGTTTTGATCCAGCAGCCTATTAGTATTTTAACTAGCTAATAAATCATAGAACAATTTTATTTAATTGTGACGTATAGGATGATATAATTGAAAAAGTATATATTCCATTACGAGAATTTGAACAAGACAGTTCAACTGAACCAGTTACTATTATAATGAATAGCAGCGGCGGTTCGGTATCAGATGGTTTTTTCCTTGCCCATTATATCTCACAATATTCTAAACCACTTAATATTATTGTACCTGGGTATGCTTGCTCAATGGCCGCAGTAATATTGGCTGGCGGCGGAAAAAATGAGAATGTAATTAGAAGTTGCTTCCCCTGTTCTTATGCTCTTATTCATGATGGGTATGTAGCGCTGGCAGCGCAAGAAACGAAAACGGCAAATGACATAATGGCTTTCAATGACAATGTTGATAAGCAGATTCGGCAGTTCTTCGTAGATAATACCAATATTACAGAAGAAGAGTATGATTCACATACTCGGCATCAATGGTTCTTAACCGCAAGCCAGATGCTAGAAGCTGGTTTGATTGACCGAGTATATGGATAGACAGAGGAGTGAGATTATGGAAATTAAACATTGGGCGGATACATCTGCGCTATTACATTAGCCGTTGTTAGACTCATAGCAAAAAATTGCCATTAGTTCAATCACATTACAGGAATTAGAACATATTAAAAATAGTGATAAAGAAAGTGAATAGACTAAATTTAGAGCGCGCGAAGTTGTTCGCTCTATTTTAACATCAACTAACTTTGATGTGATTTTAACAGATAATAGACGTATTGATAAAATGCTTAAAAAATATCCTTTTTTAAGTAATATAAATGATCATCGTATTATTTGTGCTGCCGAATTATATGCTGCTGAAGCAGGAAAAGATATTATATTTTTAACTAGTGATGCTTTACAGTACTTATTTGCATTACATATGCCACATTTAAATGCAACATATCCAATGGGCAATGAGTCAACTTTTAATCAGAGCGAATGGTGCGGCTGGGGCAAATATTATCCAAATGAATAGGATATGGCATTACTTTATTAGGATCCTAAAATTAATATATTGAAATGTAAAACTAACGAGTTTGCAGAAATATATGAGGGTTCATAGCTAAAAGATATACTATTCTGGAATGGTTCAGAATATCGCAAGCTAAAATATAAAAATATTAAAAATCCATATTTAAATGAAACTGTTTCACCACGTAACATTGAATAGAAGATGGCTTTTGATTTATTACAAAATACTTCTATTAAAGTTAAGCTATTAACAAGTGCTTGGGGAAGTGGAAAAACATTATTAGCTTTATCCTATGCATTGGAACAAGTACATCAAGGTACTTATCAAAAACTTGTATTTGTACGAAATAATATTATTGTTGCAGATACTAAAGATATTGGCTTTTTACCAGGAGATTTAAGAGATAAGATGTCCATTTGGGGTGCGCCATTAGCAGACCATTTAGGTGGACAAGATATGCTAGATTAGCTTATTGATGATGGAGTGATTGAGATTTATCCATTATCACATATGCGCGGGCGCTCCATTTGTAATTCTATCGTATTATGTGATGAATGCGAAAATATGAATGATAAATTAATTACATTCCTTATGAGCCGTATTGAAAAAGACAGTGAAATTATCTTTTGTGGAGACGTTGCTCAAATAGATCATTATAAGTTTGAAAAAAATAATGGTATTAAAGCTATGCTACATTCTCTTGCGGGAGAACCCTTATTTGGAACAGTTAAATTAATTAAATCTGAACGTGGACCAGTGGCTCAATTATGTGATAAGATTCGCCCGCCAATTTAATATTTATCATTGATATATCTTCGGATATATAGAGGCGATGCCTCGGACCGTTACCATAGGGACAATTCAATAGAATTGTCCCACTTTTTTTATTTGACTTTTTATAAAATTCATGCTATAATAAAAGAAAAATGGGAGGAAAAATATGAAGAATCTATATGACCAACTAATTGATGAATACTTTAAGCGCCATCCAGATGCAGGATTAGCATGGTGGATGCTGCCACTTGAACAACAGCCAGAAGGATTTAAGCAAGAAATGTATGATATTATGTGGGATTTGACACATAAGGAGGAATAATATGACTAAAGAGCCCCTTGGCTATTTAGGCGGCGATATTATGACACATGGCTCTAATCTCGCACGCCAAGAAGAATATGATAAATTTAAAGCGGCTGGTATTCCGGGTGAGGTATACAGCCCTGTACAAAATAAATCAATTAATGATAAATCTAATATGACTGAAGAAGAAAATAATCATCTTGCGGAAAAAATTTGCGAAGCAGATATTGAACGTCTATGGAATAGTGATTATACTGTTCTATGCCCTGAGCAATCTGCTATTGGTACAATGTGTGAGATGGGAGTTTTGTATGGCTGGAAATATATGGCAGATAAACTATTAAATATGGAAGAAGCGTTTATAGAAGAACACAGACAAGAATTTGATGAAGGTAATAAAGAACACTGTCTAGAACTAATCAATGAAATGCATAATAAAGTTTGGGAAGAAATTCATCGTATCTTTACTAAGAAAAATTACGCCCACTACTTTGATATTCGCACCAACCATCTTAATGAGAAGGATTGGCGCCGCAGTTTCTCTATAAATCAGATGTTATATGGAATGATTTTATACGCTACGGAAGACCATATGTTACATAACTCATTTGATGAAATTCTTCCATTGCTACAAAAAGAATATGGTACAGAAAATGAAGACGAATATACGTCAGATTGGAGGTAAATATAAATATGGCAACTACAGATAAAGTTTAGGCGGGAAGTTCTACTACAGGTACTAGCACCAGTTATACTTATACTTATCCTGAAAAAGCATCACCGCCACCAACAGAATATGGCTGGGCCTGTCCCAGATGTAATCGTATAAACGCGCCTTGGGTAAGACAGTGCGATTGTTCTAGAAATGATAAATGGGAGAAATGGGATATTACTTGTAACAAAGATGATTGTACAAAGCCCTGGTGGTATGATTATAAAGTTACTTGTAATGGAACCTCTGCATAGGCGCAAATTGATTCAGATACCTTTAAAATTCATCCGGAATCTATTACTTATACTAATTCAGTAAAGAGGTAAATATTATGTTATATGGTATTAATGATAAACTTCCTGCAAAACGACTATTCGTTGCTGCGATGCAACAGGTTATTGCTTGCTTTGTGGCCACTGTACTAATTCCACAGATTTGTGGAGTGCCTATCGCACCGGCTATGTTAGGCGCCGCTTTAGGCACATTACTATATCAGCTATTTACTAAGGGCCAATCACCGATGTTTATTAGCTCTTCTGGCGCTTTTGTTGCGGCCGTATTAGGTGCGCTTGCGCTTGGAACTGCACCCAATTATCTTGCAGTATTTATTGGCGGTTTGATTGTATGTCTAGTATATTTTGCAGTAGGCTTGGCAATCAATCATTTTGGTACTGCTTGGATTAATAAGGTTTTGCCGCCAGTTGTAATTGGCCCTATTGTTGCTGTTATTGGTCTTAACCTTGCTACCTTTATTCCTACATACTTCCAAATTAATGGGCAGTATAGTCTAATTGGATTCGGACTTGGTATGCTTACACTTATTATTACTGCACTAATTTCTCACTATGGAAAAGGATTTATCAAGAATCTACCATTCCTTGTTGCAATTCTAATTGTATATGCTTTCGCGGCGTTACTTACAGTATGCGGCGTAAAAATTATTGACTTTAGTGTATTCAATGGAGTAAAACTATTCCAGCTACCGGATTTTGCTTTCCTACATTTTAGTGCTTGGAACTGGAGTTATCTACCACAGATTCTACTACTATTCCTACCACTAAGCCTTGTTACCATTTGTGAGCATACATCAGACCACAAGGCACTAAGTGCTGTTATCGGAACTGATTTAACACAGAAACCTGGCCTCGGTCACACTCTAATGGGCGATGGTGCAGCTACAGCTCTTGGTACTCTTATTGGCGCAATGCCTAACACAAGCTATGGTGAGAGCGTAGGTACCACAGGTTTTAGTAGGATTTGCTCTAAATATGTAATCACATTAGCTGCTATTATTATGGGCATCGCCGCATTTATTGGACCACTACAAGCCTTCCTTATAAGTATTCCCAGTGCAATCTTCGGCGGCTGCGCGGCCATTCTCTATGGTTACATTACCCTATCTGGTATTCGTACCATTAAAGATAGTAATATTGATTTGAATGATAATAAGAATGTTACTATTATCGCAGCTGTGCTAACACTTGGTGTTTCCGGCGCAGTTTGTAATTTTGGAGTCGTAAGTATCGGTACTACTGCACTTGCCATGATTGTTGGCATCGTGCTAAATCTTATTTTGAAAGATAAATAATTTAAGGGGAGTTGAAACTTCAACTCCTCTTATTTGACATTTTTATAATTTATGTTATAATTATTATAGAAAAAGAGAAAGGATGATGAATAATGGGATTGGATATAGCCATATACCGCGCGCGTAATCATAAAGTCTTTGAAGAGGAAGATTGGCACGGTTCTAATGCAGTAACTGAAGTCTATTATGCTCGTAAATTCTGGGCTCTTATTGAGCAGGCATCGTTTCTTAATGTAAACGATGATTGTGGTGAATTTATAGAACTCTCGCGCGAAAACGTAGAGGAACTTATTAACATTGCAACCCATAATGCAGATTATTTTGATGGATTTGAAACTGTCCCTAAGCTCTGTGAGATTCTTCAGAATTTTGATGATGACGAAGCAAATGGTTATCATTATTATATGGAGTTTGATTATTAAAGACAAAATAAAATCTATTAGATGGAAAGATTTATTATCATTTAAAAGTTATGTTATGACTTATTCTATAGAGGATAGGTCATCTTTCTTTTATTTGAGTTTATGACAAAAAAGTCAAGGAGATGATAAATTGATTGAAGAAATTTTAAATAAATTTAAAGAATATGTTCACATTTGCGGGAAAACGCAAGTAGAGATTGCAGAGCAATTAGAAATTACACAATCTCATTTAAGCCGTATATTACATGATAGACGTACTCCGTCAATGACGCTATTACGTAAAATAGAACATCTTATGGAGGAAGAGAAATGACAAAATTACAAAATGAAGGCTACCGAGTATATACTCGTTGGATAGCCTTACAACTTCGGCGCGAAGGCTTTAAAATTATAAGTACTGATATAAATGAATATAATCCAGAATTTAAAGTATGGATATTTGAAGATTCACCAGAATTTCAAGAAGCTTTCCGCCGCATATCGCAATCTAAGCGATAAGGAGGAACCTAAATGGCAAATGTAAAATTAACAAGTTCAGATTATAGTCTGAATAAAAATCAAAAAGTATTTCGAGTGAAAAAAGTGCGCGAAAAACAGCGTAACAATGATGTACGTATATCCGATTTATTTAAAGAAGATTTATTTTATGCTAGCCGTGAATTGAGCGAAAAAGGATTTAAACTTTATATCTATCTTATCTCTAATCAAGATGGCTATGTAGGCGGATTAAGTAAAGTAGATGTAGTAGCAAAAACCGGTATTAGTGATTCTTCTTATAATCGCGCGGTGAATGAACTTATTGAAAAAGGATTTCTCATATTTATGCATGAAAATGTAGCCGATAAAGATGGAATAAGTTGTCCTCTTTATGATTTTATTGCGCGCCCAGACCTATAGTCAATTTGACATAGGAGAAAAAATTCTATGTCAATTTGACTTGAATCTATAGTCAAATTGAATAGAGGGGTATAGTCAAATTGACATAGAGACTAAGTCAAATTGACTACAGGGGTATAGTCAATTTGAATAGAGAAATATAAATACTATAAATAAATATAAATTATATAAAGAATAAAAAGGCGCCAAGTTGGCGCTATCGCGCCAAGGCGCCAGAAGAATTATTTGAAAAATGCTGGAATTTTAAATTTGACAAGAAATAAAATTTATGATATAATAAAAGAAAAAGAGGTTTCTATGAGTAAGACAAATTGTAAAAACTGTGGCGCCGCATTAGATATATGTTCTTCTAAATGCGCCTTCTGCGGTACGAAAAATATTAATATGACAGATATTGATTTAGCATCTGGTGAAGCCGCAAATTTCATTTTTAAATTGCCTAATAATTTTAAAGATGCAGAAGGTAAAGAAGTATTTCTAACTATGTTAGCAATTCCGGAACTTCAAACAATTGAAATGAGAAGTGAGCCAACTGATATTTATGGTGGATGGAATGATACTAAACTTGCTTATATAGATAATTCTACTTTTGAACTCGGTTTAAATTTACGCGCGGTATCTAATCCAAAACATAATGATTCACTATGCGAATTAACAATTAAATACAATGATAATAATAAGAAAAGAGGTACATAAATGGAAATCAATGCTGAAATGAATAAAGTATTCAGGCAAGAAATGGCTAAGCTTTTTGCCGCGACTATTAATGAAGAAGAATTGATGCAGAAAGCACGGCAAATCTGGAATAATTTGACCCCAAATGCCCGTATGGTACACCAGTAGTTTATGTTAAAGGTAAGAAAGATGATATAATGAAATAATAAGGAGTATATAGAATAATGGAAATTATTGAAACTGTCCCAGTTTATGGGCCACCAGATTGGCCATTAATACTCATTGGAGTGGGTGTAGTACTAGCTATTATTGCAGCTAGTTGGCTTTCCGATACTGAATGTGTAGGTCTTATTGTTGCATGCCTTGCTATACTTATGTGTATTATTGGAATAATTGCAGCTATTGTGCTTAAAAATACAGAATTTAGACATGATGAATATATTGTACGTATTACAGATATATCTACACAAGAGTTTATAGAAAAATATGAAGTAGTTAAGCACTTTGACTATTCCGATGTAGTTCAAGTAAAGGAGATTGAAACAAAATGAAAATAATCGCTCGCCCAATGGGGACTGGTAAGACAGAAGAACTTCTGCGACTTGCCGCGGAGGATAAGGCGCTAGTATTTGCGGAAAATAAGGCTGAGCTTCAAGAAAAAGCTAATACATATGGCATTATTGTACAAGTTGTTGATTGGGATGATATACTTCATACTGATTATGGTGATATGCCAATATATATTCATCGCATGGATGATGTAATAAAACATTATTTTGAAGAAGATTTTGGACTTAAACTCAAAGGTTATAGTATTAGAGTGGAGAGTTAATATGGAAAAATATGATTATCGTCGCGCTATTACAGACGAATTAATAGATTGGATTGTGAATGAAACAGATATTTTGGAGGGCGATCGTTCGTCACTATATGACGAAGATATTTCAAATTGGATTTATGATGAGGTATTTGCTGAGGATAGTATAACTGGTAATGGCCCTTATGGATACGCGCGCGAGGAGCAGTGTAGAGAATATGTTGCTTCTAACCTTGATCTTTACTTTGAAGCCGCCCGTGAGTTTGATGACTTTCCAACTGGAGAAGTTGCTTGGACTTCAAGAAACCCTGGACAGCATATGGATGCAACTATTAGATGTTATTTACTTGGAGAATGCATTGAAAAAGCATTGGAGGAATTAAGAAAATGATACTTAAAGTATCGGTTACGTATAATTGGGAAGAGGAAGTTGATCCGCACGAATATGAAAATGAGTATGTATCGAATATTAAAGAACATTATATTCTAACCGGCGCATATCAAGAGCGCATTAGTAAACTTAATACTCGTGCCGATAACTGTTTACCTGAAGGCTATAAATGCTCTATTGACTTAAAATGGGAGGAATAATATGTTTTACATTGCTGGTCCGTGTGATTCTGCCAATCGTACTTTTATGGTTCAGGTTGCTAAGTACTTGCGCGAAAATGGCGCTGAAATTTATTGTCCTTGGGAATTAAAAATTGAAAATGCATGGGATTATTCACAGGAAGATTGGGCTAAGAAAGTCTTTGAGGCTGATATCGCAGCGATTGATTCATGCGAAGCAATTATCATGATTAGTATTGGTAGGGATTCTACCGCAGGAACGAATTGGGAACAAGGCTATGCCTATGCAAAGGGAATCCCCGTTCATGTAATTCAAGTAACTAATGAGCCTACTTCACTGATGACGTATTGGGGCTCCATAAGTTTTATTAATGCAGATAAAAACTATGGTGGTCTTAAAGGCGAACTTAGATGGATTCTTGAACATCCACGTGAAAGTAATCATGGAAAATGTAGAACGATATTGACGTAACGGTATATATAGTTATTGAGTATCAGGAGTCAATTAAATAATTGACTCTTTTTTAAAATTATGTTATAATATATTGTAAGAAAGAAAGAGGTGAGAGAATGGCAAGAATTGATATGAGTGGTTGGATTATGAAAGAACATGGTGTACCAGATAGTTAGTTAACTGTTATTAAAGAAAATAAAGAATATAAAAAAAATAATGGTATTAAAAGTACAGAATCTTATTGGGATTGTTTATGTACTTGCGGTACAATCAAGACAATAGCAGGTAGTCATATCAGACGAGGCGATGTTAAATCATGCGGTTGTATACGAACAAATTTTATAGATATGACTGGATGGATTATGAAAGAGCATGGTGTCCCGCAAAGTTATTTAACGGTTATAGAAGAAGATAAAAATTATAAAATTAATAATAATAAATAGCGGGGTACTTATTGGAAATGTCAATGTAAGTGTGGAAAATTTATTACTTATGAAGGTGTATCTATAAGAAATGGTGAAGCCACTTCATGTGGTTGCAAAGTTGGAGATTTAAAACGAGCAAAATTAAATAATCAACGATTTGGACATTTATTAGTATTAAATTTAGATCATATTGACGATAGGCATAGTTGCATCTGGAAATGTTAGTGTGATTGTGGGAAAATAACATATGCAACTTCTACAGACTTAATAAATGGACATGTAAAATCATGTGGTTGTAAAAGTAATGAAGGCATTGTCGCGTATGGAAAATCACTTGCTAGAGATTTAACCGGCTAGCAATTTGGAAAATTGACTGTTATTAAATATTTATATAGTTCGTATCAAAGAATTTATTTATGTTAGTGTGAATGTGGAAATACTTGTGAAATTGCAGGACCTAGCTTAATCAATGGCTATACACAAAGTTGTGGTTGCTTGGGGCGCTCAAAAGGGGAATATATAGTTAAAATGCTGTTAGAAAATAATAATATTCCATTTACAATGCAAAAAACTTATCCAGATTTAATTTCACCTAAAAATAAATTATTACGTTATGATTTTTTTATAGATAATAGTTTTTTATTGGAAGTAGATGGTACATTTCATTATTATGCTTCTGGCGGTTGGGCCACAGAGGAAAAAGTAAAAAAAACACAAGAATATGATCAAATTAAAAATAATTATTGTAAAATAAATCATATACCATTAAAAAGAATACCATATAATCAAATAAACAATTTAACTATTGAAGATATTATGGGTGAACGATTTTTAATAAATATAGAGGAGGAATAAAATTGTCTTACGAGGGAAAAGATATAGTAACGCTTTCGCAGGGTAGAGCTTTTAGAGAAAAGATCGGAATGTATCTTTCCGGAGATAGGCAAGAAGCCATTAATCTAGGTTTACGTGAACTGATTGTTAATACACAAGATGAATATGAAGTTTATAAGCCTAAGAATCCATTTCTAAAAATCACTATAGATACTGTTAATCGTATTATTAGTGTAGAAGATAATATGCGCGGTATTCCAGTCGCGATAAGAGAAGATGGGATGAACTCTCTTACTGCCGCAATGCTAATTAATCATAGTGGTGGAAAACATGCCGGAACCGCATATGAATCTTCAGTAGGTATAAATGGTTGCGGTAATAAAATTGTAAATCATACTGCAAAATGGCTTGAAGTAGAAGTTCATAGAGATGGAAAAATTTATACTCAACGTTTTGAAAGTGACGACGAAGGAGCGCATGAAGTAACTGGTGTAATAGCCAAAAAGGGTAATGCTTCAACAGGCACAAAAATTACTTACTGTCCTGATGAAAAGGTATATGGTGAATATTTCATTGAGCTTGACAAATTGCGTCAGATGCTTAAAGAATTATCATATTTTTCTAAAGGATTGAAAATTTCACTAATTGTAGATAACGGCATGGAAGAAATCTTTCAATCCCAGAATGGACTTATTGATGGGTTAAATAATAAAGAAGTTATTTCAAAGCCTTTTCATTATGAATATAAAACTGACGATTGTGAAGTAGAACTTGCACTACAATGGGTTAAAAAACACGGAAAAATCCGTGGTTACGCTAACGGTCTTTATATGCCTGATGGTGGTGCTTTTATTAGTGGCTTTAAATCATCTTTAACTCGCACATTTAATAGTTTAGCTAATAGTAAATTTGATGGAGATACTATTCGTAACTTACTTGATGGCTTTGTCTCTGTTAAAGTTAAAGTCGGGCAATTTTCTAATCAGGCAAAAACCGCCTTAGCCAATCCTGAAGCAAGAAGTGCAACTTCTACAGCCATTAGTGAAGCTTTAAAACAATTTGCTGTAGAGCATCGTTCAGAACTTGATGCGGTAATTGCAACTATTGAACGTTTAGAAAAAGCCGATGCTGCTGCAGAAAAAGCACGCAATGCAATTCTTAATATGGAAAAGAAAGAAACCGAACAGCGTAAGCGTAAGGTTACTTCTTCCGATAAGTTTAAGGATTGCGAAAAGCATGGTCAGGACTCAATGCTTATTATATGTGAAGGTAATTCCGCATTGGGTGGCCTAATGCCCGCGCGCGATGTAAAAACAGAAGCACTCTATGCGGTACGTGGTAAAGTCAAAAATCTAATGAAGCATCCGCTTGATGAATGTCTGGAAAATCAGGAAGTATCCGATATTATTATGGCGCTTGGATGTGGTATCCAAGATAAATATAATTGTAAAAAACTTAATTATGGAAAAGTTGCAATTGCAGTTGACGCGGACGTAGATGGCTACAATATTATGTGTCTTATCACTACGCTCTTCTATGTCCTAATGCCAAAATTCATTGAGGAAGGACGACTTGGATGGCTACGTGCGCCATTGTATCGTCTAAGTAAAGGAAGTCAGCACGTATATGCTTATGATGAAGATGAGCTTGCCGAGTTAAGAAAAACCAGGTCTGGATGGGAGCAATCACGCTTTAAGGGCCTCGGGGAGTGCACGTCAGAAGATATGGAAGGTTCAATGCTGCACCCGACAAATCGACGTCTGGAAATCTTAACTATAAGCGATGCCGAAGCCGCGGCTGAATCACTACAAATGTTGATGGGTACGGAAGTTGAAGGACGCCGAGACTTCTTGTTTGAAAACGTGGATTTTAGTATTTTGAATAATTAAGATGGAAATGTATTATTGTATAAATTGCGGCCAAGAAGCATCAGAACTACACCATGTAGTTCCTCTTGCTCTTGGCGGAAATGATATTGATAGTAATAAAGTATGGCTATGCAGTAAATGTCACGCTCTAATCCACGGTATGGATATTCAAAAACGTGGTATAGAATGGCATAATTTGCAAGCAGCAGGGATTGAACGCGCTAAACAGCAAGGTAAATATAAAGGGAAGCCTAAAATAGAAATAGACTGGTCTTTATTTAAAGAACTTTATCCTATTTGGCAAAATAAAGAAATTACCGCGATCGAAATGATGACGCGGCTTAATCTTAAGCCTAATACATTTTATAGAAGAGTAAAAGAATATGAACAAATGATTAACAATCCCTAAAATTTATAATATAATAATTGAGGTAAATATGGATATTGAGAATGCAAAAATTACAGGTACACGTATTTCTATGGCTGACCATGGCTGTTTGACTTTTGATTTAATGCTTGAAGGCGCGGGTTGGGGCTGCAGCTTTGGAGGATATTGTATCGGTCATGGATACTTAGGCGCAAAAGAATTTAAAGCAGAATCTGGTGGCGGACTAGTAGCTATGATGAAAATTATGGATACAGTCGGTGTAGAATATTGGGAAGATTTAAAAGGTAAATATGTTCGGTGTAAGACAAATGGATGGGGCGGAACTATTGATGAAATCGGTAATTTGATAGAAAATAAATGGTTTAATATTCGTGAATTTTTTGCTAATAATAATTGACAATTTCTAAAATTTGTGTTATAATAAATAAAAAGAAAGGAGTGAGAATATGATAAAAAATGTAGACTTTCAGCGCACCATTGAAGATGCATTTCTAAAGTACGGAGCTTCTATTGCTCAAGAGCGGTCTTTACCTGATGTAAGAGATATGCTAAAAATTGGCTTGCGGCAAGGTCTATATGCCCAGTTCACTAACAAGCTCACTCATAAAGATAAGTTCCAAAAGGCTCAGAAGAGCGTTGCAGCCGCAATGTCTCAGTCATATGTTCACGGCGATGTAGCAATGTATGATGCTCTAATTCGTGCGGCACGGCCTTGGTCAAGCCGCTATCCACTTGAAGATGTTCAGGGAAGCTATGGTAACCCTTCATCTCCAGATAGCCATGCGGCGGCCCGTTATGTGGAAATGAAAGCGGGCGAAGTTGCAGACTTTATGTTTGATGGTCTTAAAAAAGATGCTATTACAGAATGGTATGATAATTATGATAGCACTGAACAAATCCCATCTGTATTTCCTTCAATTGGATATTGGAATATTGTAAATGGCTGTCAGGGTATTGCAGTTGCAATGGCAACATCAGTACCTCAGTTCAATCTTAAAGAAGTAAATAATGCGCTTATAAAGATTATCCAAAATCCTCAAGTATCATATGATGATATTTATTGTGCTCCAGATTTTGCGACAGGCGGCACCATTACTAATGCCGCAGAAGTAAAGGAAAGTTTGCGTGTGGGTAAGGGAAAATCTATTCGCTTGCGCGCGAATATTAAATATATTCCTAAAGAGCATATGCTTCAAGCTACTGAACTTCCATATGGTGTATTTACAAATACGGTAATGGATCAACTTGCCGCATTGGTAAATGATAATCCAGAATATGGAGTAGATAAGGTTATTGATCACACAAAGAAAGAAGCAGATATTCGTATCTATCTTTCTAAAGGACAGAACCCAGATAAAACGATTGCTAAACTCTATCACGATACTTCACTTGAGAATCATTATTCAATTAATATGATTCTTCTTGACAAAGGACGGTTTCCAAAAGTATTTGGATGGCGTGAAGCTTGTGATGCTTATATTGAGCATATCCGTCAGTGTAAACGCAATATGATTCAATATGATTTGAATAAAGCACTAGCACGCGAAAATATTATCAATGGATTGCTAATTGCGCTTGCTGATATTGATAATATTGTTGCTCTGATTAAAAATAGTGATAGTCCAAAGGAAGCAAAAATAGCACTGATAGCCAAATACAAATTCAATGAATTGCAAGTGGATGCAATTCTTGCCATGAAGCTATCCTCACTGTGCCGACTTGATGGCGTGAAATTAAATAATGAGCTAGCAGAAATTACTAGGTTTATTGGAGAGTGTAATCACTTATTATCTGAATCCACTGCTCTGGATGAAAAATTAATTGAAGTACTAAATCTAGTATCTCAGAAGTTTGGCGATGCTCGGAGAACGAGGATTGAAAATATTCTGGGTGATGAAGAAGAGCCAGAAGAAATTAAAGAAGAAGATGTAATTGTTCTTCAGAATGGAAGTTCAATTAAGATTATTAAAAAAGATGTAAGTAGAGGAAAGCGCGGAAAAGCACAAGTAGAACTATTTACTACTAACCTCGGCTCACTTACTTTATTTACATCCGGCGGAGCAATGTATACTGAATCATTAAGCAAGATTAAATATGATAGAGATATTAAACTTACTGATATATTTCCGATTGGTATAGAAACGCCGCTTCTTCTAATTGATACTCGTACTTTTAATGCTTTTCAATCTATTACTTGTGTAACTAAGCATGGCTTTATTAAGAAAAGTCGTGTTACTGAATATCTTACTCGCGCGAAAAAAGGAACCGCCGCAATTAAGCTAGAAGAAGGCGATTCGCTCGTATCAGTGATTTTAAGTAGCGATGACGATGATAAGGTAGTAATTATCAGTAATAATGATTATTATAATTGTTATCCACTTTCCGAAATAAGTTATACTGGGCGGCTTACGAAAGGCGTTAAAGCAATTAAACTAGATAAGGATGGATATGTAAAAGAAGCCAAATGGGTAGGGGATTCTGAATATAAAAATACCGGTAGAGCGGTAAAAGGAGTTAAAAATGGATAAACGATATATAACATTATTTAAAGATCTGGCGCAGGCAACTGCTGCTTCCGCTGAAGCGGTAATGGATTATGATCGCGAAAAAGGCGATGAAAAGGGTTTAGAAACTGCAACTACTATGCGTGATGATTTTCAAACCCTAACAGATAGAATTAGTGAAGGCGGCGAAGCCTATAACATGAATAAAAGCGATGCCGCAAGACTACTGGTGGGAACAATGATTCAAGTAAATCAGTTACAAGATCGTATTAATAATTTAAAGAAGGCTATGACTGGCTATCAGACTGATGTAATTCCCAAGCTACAAGAAATTGTGGATGCAGAAAATGATGAAGCAGCTAGCAAAATTGCAGACGAAAAGTTTATTATTAAAGAAGAAAATTGAATATTTGACTAATTTTTAAAATTATAGTATAATTATTGTAGAAAAGGTGAAAACCACCTAAATATTTAAATCAAAAGGAGAAATGAATAATATGACAGTAAATAGCGAAAGAGTCCTAAATTACATGAAGGAAAATTATGGTAAAGAATTTAGTAAGCAGGAAATTGCAGATGCCCTTGGTATCTCTCTATCCGCGGTAATTGGTAGTATCAATCCTCTAGAAAAGAAAGGTTATTCCAAGGTTGTTCGTGAAGAAACTGTTGAACTGGAACCCGCAACAGAAACTCGTAAGGCAAAGACCAAGGTTGTTAAGTATCATACCCTAACTGAAGAAGGTCTAGCTTATGACCCAATTGCTGAAGAAGCAGAGAAAGCCGCTGCGAAGCAGGCTGAAAAGGAGCGTAAGGCCGCAGAAAAGGCAGCTGCTAAGGCCGCAAAAGAAGCAGAAGCTACATTTTAATAATTAATTTAGAATAACAAACGAAGCAAAGGAGAAATGTAAAATGAAAAGTATTAGTATTCAGGCTGGTAACAAACTTAATCTTGCCGGTACTCTTATGGATGTAACTCCCGGCAGTGGTAAACTTTCTGATGGTCGTCCTTATAAGAGGGCAACTGTCACAATTCGTGTAACTCAGACTTACGGTGGAAAGACTGAGACTAGTGATATTCAGGTTGGTATGTTTGCAACCGAATTTACATCCACCGGTAAGCAGAATCCCGCGTGGAAGAGCCTTATGGATCTAGAAATGATGAAGACTGCGCAGAAGGTCGGTATTGAGAATGCTTCTCATGTACGTCTAACTGGTGCGACTCTACAGGAGAATAACTTCGTATCTCGTACTGGTAATCTAATCAATGGTTGGCAGATTCGTGGTTCATTTATCAATGAAGCAAAAGTGAGCGATGTTGCTTCTTTCGTAACTGATATCTTCATTATGAATATGGAAGATGAAGTAGATCGTGATGGCGATACAACTGGTCGTCTAAAGATTCGTGGTGGTATTGTACAGTATGGTGGGAAACTTGATGTTGTTGACTTCATCGTTGAAGCTCCCGATACTGTTGAATATATTTCTCGTAACTGGGAAGTAAATGGTACCGTTACTGTGAAGGGCCGTATTCGTGTTCTTTCTCAGGAAGAAGAAGTACAGGCAAGTGGTTGGGGTGAAGATGTCCCCGAAACTACAACTCGGTTTGTCCGTGAACTGATTATCACCACTGGTGATGATGAGTGCAAGGAAGAAGAGTTCGCATATGACCCAGTTGAGATTAAGAAAGCGTTCAATGAGCGTAAAGCTGCGATTGAACAGCTTCAGATTAATGCTCGCGCGGCTGCTCCCAAGCAGGGCGCTGGCAGTGCGAACGCCGCAGAAGCTTCCTCTAAAAAGTATGATTGGGAGTAAGGCGTAAGCCTTACCCCATTTTTACCGAAAGGAGGCGAAGTTAAATGGCAGATATTGATATTTTCTCTCTTGAGCCATCAAAGATTTCAAGAGATTTGAAGGGTAAATTCCTTCTTATTTATGGTCAGCCAAAGACCGGTAAATCTACATTTGGTAGCCAGCTACCACGTGCACTATTTATGAACTTCGAGCAAGGTACTAATGCGCTAGCTGGCATTAAGAGTCAGCCAATCCTGCGTTGGACGGATGCAAAGAAGGTCCTTACACAGTTAAGAAAGCCACAGGCAAGGGAAATTTATGATACAATCGTAGTAGATACGGCTTCTATCGCTTGGCAACTATGTGAAAAATATATTTGTCAACGCGAGAATCAAGAGAGTATTCGGGATATAGCTTGGGGCCAGGGCTGGAATATGTTAAAGCAGGAATTTTCTGAGTTTTGGCGTGAAATTACATTACTAGGATTCGGTATTTTATTCATCGCGCACAGCAAAGAAAAGCCAACTGAAATGCGTACAGAAGATGGCGAGACAATTACCGCTGTATGTCCAGATTTGCCGAATCAGTGTTATACAATTATCAACTCTATTGTTGATATTATTGGTTACTTACAGGTTCAGATGAACCCTGATGGCACTTCAGAACGTTTCCTGTATACACGTTCTACACCTACAATATTTGCTGGTAGTCGTTATCAGTATCTTGCACCTAAGATTAAATTTGGTTATCAAGAACTTGTAGATGCAATTGGCGATGCAATTGATAAAGCGGTTGAGCTGGATGGCGCTGAAGTAACCGATCATACCGAGATGGCGCAGATTAAAGACCGCCCATTTGCTGAAGTAATGACAGAAGCAAGAGAAGTGTGGGGCGCATATCTTGGAAAAGCAACAAATGAGGAAGAAAAAGATCAGCATTTAGCGATTATGAAGGATATTATTAAGAGAGTATTTGGTTCCGAAGATTTCAAGTTAAGTCAAGCAGTTCCTTCACAGTCCTCACTTGTTGAATACTTTATTGATGAAGTAAAACAGTTGATGTAATATAAATATAGTGGCGGAATAGGTAGACGCTTATAGGTGAGATAAGATGAGCAGAAAGAGAAAAACTTCTGTGTTGTCCCGTAAAAGTGTGCGAGTGCCGCAGCGGTCTGACGAGTACCATCATGTAAGGTGCAAATCCTTATCTATATTTTGAGCCGAAAGGCTCTTTTTTATTTGACTTTTTCTGTAAATTATGCTATACTTATTATAGAATGAAAGTGTAGGAGTGGTAGTATGCAACTAACACGTAAATGTCACGAATGTAAACAAGATATTAGAAAAGATGAAATGATTCAGTATACTACTTTAAGTGGTAAAACTTCATATTGGTTTTGTAAACCATGTTATGAAGAAAGAATGGCGCGCGAACGATTTCAATTGAAGGTATGTCAAATTTTTGGTATTAAAGCGCCAGGGCCAGTTATTTGGACGCAAAGAAAAAAGTTGCGTGATAAATATGGATATACAGATGATGCGATTGTAGATTGTCTTGATTATATTTATCATGTGCAACATAAAAATATTTTGTCTGAATCATTAGTATTGGTGGGGCCAAAAAGTATGGCACAAATGAAAGCTTGGAGAGCGGATAAAAAAGCCCGAGCGGGTAGTATTGCAGCCGCAATTGCAAATACTGAAACAAAAGAATATATTGTTCCAATCAAAGAAAATACTAAAAAAAGAGAAGAAATAAATCTAGATGATGCGTTGCTAGATTAAGTAAAGGAGGAATTATATGACGCTATCCGATTCTTATGCCTATGGGCAGATTATCGGTTGCTTAATGTATAAACCTCTATTGTTTTTGGAGTATCCAGACATACAAGCACAGGATTTTGATTTTAAACCTGCACGAGTATGTCTTTTTGCGATTAAAAAATTATATGAGGCGGGCGCAGCAGTATTAACACCACTTGATGTAGATCAAGAAATTGAAAGATGTGGTTCAGCAGCTGCACAAGTCTATAAGGCCGAAGGTGGTCTTGACTTCTTAAAAAATGCTTATGAGTACGCCCAGTTAGGCAACTTTGACTTACATTATAAGAGATTAAAAAAGTATTCATTGTTAAGAAGATTACAGAAAGCACATTATGATATTAGTTATTATTATATAGCAGATAAAGATGTAAAAGACCCACATTTAGAAGCAGAATTAATTGATAGATTAGAGAAAGCATCATTAGAGGATATATTAAATAGTGTTGAGAAAGATTATAGTGAAATTAGAAATGATTTCTTAAATGGTGGGAGAACCAAAGGTGATCCCGCAGAAGGACTAACAACATTAATTGAGGATTTGCGAAAGTCACCAAGTATTGGGCCAAGCCTTGAAGGTAAGATGTTTAGTTCAGTATGTAGAGGCGCAAGAGCAGGTTGCTTCTTCTTAAAGAGTGCAAGCACAAGTGCTGGTAAGTCACGTACAAGTATATTTGATGCTTGTCATATAGCTTATCCGAAAAGATGGTCACATGAGAAAAATGCTTTTATAGAAGAGATACAAGCAAATGGTGAGCCACGGCAACCAAGAAAAGTTCTATTTATTGTAACTGAAATGGATAAAGAAGAACTTCAAACTATTATGTTGGCTTATTTATCGGGAGTTGATGAAGATCATATTCTAACTGGTAGTTATGATTTAGGAGAATTAACGAGAGTAAAACAGGCTGCGAAAATAATTGAAGAATATAGCGGTTACTTTATTATAGAAGAAATAAGTGATCCGAATCTTCAAAATGTAGAAGCAACAATCCGTAAGTATGCAACTGTCGATGAAGTTAAATATGTATTCTTTGACTACATTCATTCAACTGCGAGTATGATTAATCAGTTTTCAAAGAATAATATTCGTGAAGATGTTATTCTAATGATGATGGCGAACCAGTTGAAACAATTGGCAAAAGATTATGGTTTGTTTATATTCTCAGCCACTCAGGTTAATGCGTTAGCAATGGGTGATGATGAGATGAATTTTAAAGATGAGAAAAGTATTCGTGGCGCGAAGGCCATCGCCGATAAAGCAGATATGGGTTATGTAATGACAAGAGTATCTGAAAAGGGATGGCAATCAATTGTTGGAACTCTACAGCAAGCGGCAAGAGAGGGTACAATTGATAGAGATATAATAGATCATCCGCCAACCCATGTATTAGATATATATAAAATGCGTCGTGGACGTTATAAGATGATTAGAATATGGTGTAATATTCATCTTGGTACTGGCGCGAGAAAGGATTTATTTATAACAAATGCAGTAAATCAGCCGATTAGTGAGCCGTTAGATTTATTCTCGAGTGCGAGTGAACGCGTAATTGAAATTTAGGAAGAAGGTTAATAATGACTACTTCATTACAAGGATTGGATCCAGAACTCGATCTTCTGGGAATTACAACACAAGATATTATAAACTCTATTACATTGGAAGATGTTAAGACATTTCTAGAGAGTCTTGGAGTAGATCAAATTGCTTATTATCCAGAAAAAGGCTATTTAATCTGTCCAACAATTTGTCATAATCCACTTGATGAAGCAGAATCTATGAAATTGTATTGGTATCAAAATAATAAGATTTTCAGATGTTATACAGAATGTAATGAAGCAATGTCTATCTTTACACTTTATCAGAAGTTCATGCGTGTAAACTACCATAAAGTAGAGTTTAATGAAGCTGTAGATTATGTAAAGAAATGTCTAAAACATATTGTAATATCTGATAAAAAAAAATATAAACCAGATATTGATTTTGATAGATATAAGTTTGATTCATCTATTCCGCAGCTAACAGAATATCCAAAAGAAATGTTATCATACTTTCTTCCATATCATCATCCACTTTGGTTAAAAGATGGAATTCAAGCTGATGTAATGGATAAATTTCATATTGGATTTTGGAATAGAGAAAATAAGATTACGATTCCGCATTTTGATATAAATGGAAGATTGGTTGGTATTCGCGCGCGAACTCTTGATAAAGAAGAAGCTGAAGCATATGGTAAATATAGGCCAGTACAAATAGGTAACACATTATATGCCCATCCGCTTCACTTCAACTTATATGGTATATATGAGCATCAAAATGCAATTAAAAGACGTAGAAGCGCGATTATAGCCGAGGGTGAGAAGTCTGTATTGCTAGATGATGGATATTATGGAGATTTAAGTAATACAGTAGCGTGTTGCGGCTCCAGTTTAAATAAGTTTCAAGTTAGTTTGCTAACAAATATATTAGGCGTTAATGAAATAACAATTGCCTTTGATAAAGAGTATGAAGATTGGCGCTCAAATGAAGCGAGAGAATATCGTACTAAAATTGAGAATATGTGTAAGAAATACAAGTGGCAAGCTACTTTTTATTATATATGGGATATGGATAATCTTTTAGGACATAAAGATAGTCCATTTGACAGAGGTAAAGAAGTATTTGAAGAATTATATAAACATAGAATAAGAGTGAGGTAATATATGAAATGAGATATAGGTTAAGAAATAATTATAGTACAAACCCTGATAAAGCATTAAAAGAAATACTTGCTGATAGAGGAGTTACTGATATAGATAACTTCATGAATCCATCAGAAGAATGTGAATTAAATCCATTTGCATTAAATAATATTGATGAAGCGGCGGATATGCTTCTCCGACATCTACGTAAAAATAGTAAGATCCTATTTATTGTAGATGCTGATTGTGATGGTTTTACAAGTTCAAGTATTCTATGGCTATATATTAAACATACATTTCCAGAAGTAGAATTAGAGTTTACAGTTCATGAACATAAGCAACATGGGCTTGATGATAAAGTAGATTGGATTACCGATGAGGCTCGTTGGGATCTTGTAATTGTGCCAGATGCTGGTTCTTATGATGTTGAAGAACATCGCGCACTAGGTGAACTAGGTATGGATGTTCTTGTATTAGACCATCATGAACAGTTATATGATGAAAATGGTAATCCTGTTATTTCTGATCTACCAACTGCAGTAGTGGTAAATAACCAGCTTTCTCCAAACTATCAGAATAAGTCACTCTGCGGCGCAGGTGTAGTATATAAGTTCTGTGAAGTTCTAGATAGCAAACTGGGCATTAGTCTTGCTCATAATTATATTGATTTGGCTGCACTAGGGGAGATTGCTGATGTAATGGATAGAACCAATATAGAAACTAACTATATTATGATTGAGGGTCTAAAAAATATTCATAACGAGGGTTTTCGTACTCTAATTGAATCACAGTCATATTCTTTAAAAGAAAAAGCTGTATCTCCATATCCAGGGTTGACAGCTATTGATATCGCTTTCTATATTGCACCACTTATTAATGCCATTACACGTGTCGGTACCATTCAAGAAAAAGAAACAATGTTCTATTGTTTCATTGAACCCAATAAAGTCGTGCCAAGCACGAAGCGCGGTGCTCGCCCGGGAGATATTGAGTATGCCGCAGAGCAGACCGCCCGTGTAGGTAAAAATGCAAAATCGCGGCAAGATCGTCTAAAAGAACAGGCGCTTGGAATTATTGATTTCAAAATTCAAAAGGATGCGCTTGATGATAATAACATTATCATTGTAGAATTAGACGGCTCTGATAATATTCCTCAAGAGTTAACAGGTCTAATTGCCATGAACGTAGTTTCTAAATATCACAAACCAGTTATGATTGGCCGTAGAAATAATAGAAATGAAATTCAGGGTAGTATTCGTTCTGATGGTAATTTTGCCGGACTACCGAGCTTTAAAAAATTCCTTGAAGATAGTGGTCTAGTTACTTATACTGCGGGGCATGATAATGCCGCGGGTTGGGGCCTTAATGGAGATAAATTAGATGCATTAATTGCATATGCTAATAAAAAGCTAAAAGCTGAAGACTTTGAAAACTGCTATGTGGTTGATTATATTCTAGATGGTAATGATTACAATGATGAATTGCTTGGAGCAATTGCCTCTCATCCAGAGTTCTTTGGAAATCATATTGAAGAACCAATGTTTATTATTAAGAATATTCCACTTATGAGCATTCAAGTTATGGGCACAAATAAAGACAGTATCAAGATTTCATATAATGGTATTGATTATGTAAAATTCAAAGATACTAACTTTATTGAAGAAGTAATGGAAGATAGAACAAAAAAACTTACTGTATATGGGCGCGCGAACCTTAACTCTTGGATGGGGAAAGAATCGGTCCAGGTATTCATTACGGATTATGAATTAGTGGAGGATAGTAGTAAATATGACTTTTGATGTTCGACTTATTATTAATACAATTACCCTTGGTTTTATTACTTGGGGCTTTGGCATTGAAGAAAATAAGAATTGGAAACGATTTGTTGGTTGGGCATTAATTAGTGCTGGTATTATTATGAATACTATTTCTGTATTCAACGGAGGATAATATGACAGTAAAAGAATTAATTGAAAAACTACAAGAAATGCCACAAGATTTACTAGTAGTAGATTGGGGAGGCTTTCATGTAGAAGGATGCCACATTGAAGAAGAATTCTATGATGGTGATGCTGCTAATCCTAGATGCCCAATCTTAACAGTAGTAATGATAGATTGACAAATTTTGAAATTTATGATATAATAGATATAGATAAGAGGAGAGTGACATAATGCCACAAGGTTATATATTTCTTGGCAGTGAGAATGAGGATTTTAATAGACGTTTTACTTTAAATCATTTTGAATTAGAAGATAATAAAGAAAAGTTATTTTCATACGCACGGTCAATATATAATGAATATCGCCCATTACTAGATAAATCTATAGATGAATTAACAGATGAAGATTTATATCAATTGGGGCGTACTTGGGAAACTGGAAAGTATGAAGGAAAAAGAGTTGCTTATTGTCTATTACATTGTTTATTTTGTCAGAAACCTCATATAGATATGTCATTTATATATTGTGAGCCTTGTGAGTATAATT